TAGTCGGAAGCGCCAGCACCACAGACGGAACCATGTCCGCCTGGGCCTATAGCGGCAACGGCTGTTATGGCGCGAGTGGCGCCGGTATTACCAACATCGCGGGCGAACCAACAACCGGCTGGCCAATCGCCTGTCCCAACCCGCTCAATATGTATGACCAAGCCATCGTGGCGGCGGCCGGTCCCGGCAAGGATTGGGTGTTTCGCCCGAAAGATATCCGCTCATGGTGGTCAAACCAACATTATGATCGCCCCGCAGGTATCGAGAGCGCCACCCCGACCGCCTGGACCCCACAATCAAAGCCGATCCGTTTTACCGAGCTTGGCTGCCCCGCGGTCGATCGCGGCCCCAACCAGCCGAATGTGTTTTATGATCCGAAGTCCGCCGAAAGCGCGGTGCCATATTTTTCCCGCGGCTGGCAGGATGAGGCAATCCAGCGCCAATATCTGCAGGCCATGCTCGGCTATTGGGGAGACCCTTTGAGGAACCCCGCGAGCACTGGCTATTCCGGCCAAATGATCGACATGGCAAACGCCGCCGTCTGGACCTGGGATGCGCGGCCCTATCCGGACTTTCCGGCCCGCGTTGATGTTTGGGCCGACGCCCCAAACTGGCGGCTGGGCCATTGGCTGAACGGACGCCTCGGGGTGGTGGGGCTGGCAGCACTGGTGCGCGAGTTGTGTGTGCGGGCCGGTCTTTCGGCCACGCTGATCGACACAAGCGACCTTTTTGACATCGTCGCAGGCTACGTCATCACAGCGCTTGAAAGTCCGCGCGCCTCGATCTCGACACTGGCGCGGCATTTCGGCTTTGATGCGGTCGAGAGCGGCGGTGTGATCCGCTTTGTCACCCGAGGCCAGGTGGCGGTGGCGATGATTACGCCGGATCAAATGGTCGCAAAAGGCTCAGGCGAGGTGATGGAACTGACTCGAGGCCAGGAGACCGAACTGCCGCAAGCGCTGAAATGGCAGATGGTGCGCTCCGACGCAGAATATAGCACCGCCACGGTAGAAGCGCGCCGCGTCACGGTGTCGGCCAGCCGCGTGGCCTCGGACAACTTCCCGCTGGCGGTGCCGCTGGAAGAAGCCGACCGGCGGGTACACCGCGCCCTGATGGAGGCTTGGGTTGGTCGCGAGACGCTCAGCGCCAGCTTGCCGCCCGCACAACTGGCGCTGGATCCCGGCGATGTGGTCAGCCTCGCCAACGACGGGCGGTTGATTGATTATCGGATCACCAAGATTAATGACGCCTTGGCGCGCTCGATCGAGGCAATCCGCACCGGCGCTGCCCTTTATGATCTGCCGCCCGGCCAATACAGGGCGGCAACATTACCGACGGCGACGGTTTATGGCCCGCCCGAAGTGGCGCTGATGGACCTGCCGCAGTTGCACGATACGGTGCCGCCGCATCGGCCTTACGCGGCCGTTTATGCCAAGCCGTGGTACGGGACGGCCGCTATCTGGCGCAGCGCCACCGCGTCGGGGTTTGCGCTGCTCGATACGGTTTCGCAGGCCGCCCACATGGGCGTGCTGGCTGCCGACCTCCCCGCTGGCCCGACCTCGCGGTTTGATCTTGGCAATGAATTGCTGGTGGATTTGACCTCGGGTACGCTGACCTCTGTCACCGATCTCGAGCTGTTTGCCGGGGCCAATACGCTGGCAATTGAAATTGCGCCCGGCGTTTGGGAGATCGTTCAGGCGGGCAATGCAACGCTGGTTGGAACTGGGCGTTACAGCCTCACGCGTCTGTTGCGCGGCCAGCGCGGCACCGAAGGTGCGATTGGCAATTTGGTGCTGGCCGGAGCAAAAATTGTGCTGCTGGATACGGCATTGCAGCCGCTCTCGATGTCGCTCGGGGATCTTGGCATTGCCTGGAACCTGCGCGTCGGGCCGGGCAATGCCGCGCCCTCGGACGCGATCATGCAGGCGCAGAGTTTCACGCCGAACGGGCGCGGGTTGATGCCCTTTGCCCCAAGGCAAGCCCGGATGCGGCGTCTGGCGAATGGCGATCTGGCACTGCGCTGGCTCCGGCGCGACCGGGATCTGGCGGCAGATAGCTGGGTGCTAATGCAGGTGCCCATGTCGGAGGCGAGCGAGAACTATGATCTCGAAATTATGTCCGGGGCAACTGTTAAGAGATCCTTGTCAGTTGCTGCGCCCACCTTCACCTACACCGCCGCTATGCAGGTGGCCGACTTCGGCGGTTCTATCACCAATCTGGCGATCCGCCTTTATCAGATAGGCGCGCTTGGACGCGGCATCCCCCTCACTGAAACCCTCACCATCAAGGAATCCCTATGACCAACACCCCCAATCTCGCCCTGCCGTATCTCGCCGCGGCCCAGGCCCAAAAGCACGTCACCGTCAATGAGGCGCTCGACCATCTCGATGGGTTGGTGCAGCTTTCGGTGATATCTTCAATCCTGACCGCGCCACCGGCAACCCCGGCCGAGGGTGACCGCTATATTGTTGCCGCCAGCGCCACCGGCGCGTGGGCCGGTTGGGAAGGCAGCGTGGCGCATTTCTCAGGCGGCGCATGGCTGCGGCTGGTGCCAAAGGCTGGCTGGATCGCTTGGGATCAGGCGGTTGGCGGAATCGTTACCTATAACGCCAATGCGGGCTGGGCCGCCCTGCCAACCGGCGGTGGCGCGGGTGGCCCTGTCACCTACAACCCGTTTCAAAAACGCGTGGCAATTCCGCTTGCAAGTCAGTTCCCGACCACCAAAAGCACGACCGGCGCGGCCGGAACCGTTACCGATGATCCTGTCAATGGTCTGACGGTCGCCTCAACCTCCGGCACCGAGGCGGCGCGGCTGATCACGGCAAAATCCCTGCCTGCAAACTGGGAGGTGATCGAGTTTGCCTGTGCTTCGGACCAATCCGCCATTGCCTGGGGCTCGAACGGCTTTGTGCTGATGGGCGCCGCCGGGTCATTTGTCACCATCGGCGTTGGCAGCAACGCCAGTTCACTTCCGTCGGTTCGTGTTCTTAAATGGCTATCCACGGGGGTCTATTCGACCGCTATCCAGAACGGACTCGCCTGGGAAGGCTGGTCCGCCGTCTTCCGCCTCATCCATCGCGCCGCGAAGATCCTCGTTTATCATTCCTATGACGGGGCCGCCTGGGCCTATACCGGCACGATTGACGGGACCGCCGATCTGGGCGGCTCGGCGCTTTCCATCGGGCCGTCCGCAAACAACACGACCTCGCTTTATGCCACCTATTATGCCGATGCCGATATCGTGCCGCAATTCGCAGGCTTTGTTGGCGCCGGAGGTGGATCGGCCCCGGTGCTGGCGGACGCGACCCTTGCCAAAGCTCCGAGCGGGGCCGCGATTGGCGCGCATGTGGTTGAGGAATTGCTCTCCGGCCTTACTGGCGCATCTGCCACCTCGACCATGGCCATTCCGGATCGCGCCATCGTGCTGGCGGTTTCGACCCGCACAGTGACCACAATCACCGGGGCGGCGTCCTATGATTGCGGCATTGCGGGCACGCCCAACAAGTTTGGTGGCAGTCTCGGGATTGCTGCTGGCAGCGCCAATGTCGGCGTCATCGGCCCGCAGGCGTTTTATGCGCCAACGCCGATCGTGATCACCGCCAATGGCGGGATTTTCACCGGCGGGGCTGTGGTGGTGGCGATCCAGTACCTGCTGCCGAGCGCTCCGCAATCATGATGAGGACTAGACGATGAAAGACCCGTCGAAAATGGACGTGATCCAGTGGCTCGCGTCTGATGCGGGTCGCGCTGCGATTGCCGGGGCCGCCGGAGGCCTGGTTCGCTGGGTTACATTGCGCGATGACTGGCGCGAGGGGCTGACCGGGCTGATCGTGGGCAGTCTTTGTGCGATTTACCTCGGCCCGCTGGCGGAACCGCTGCTTGATCCGGTGATTGGCAAGATCGCTCATGGCGATAGTGCAGCGGGGGTTGCGAGCTTCGTGATTGGCCTTGGCGGCATCAGTATCGCTGGCTTCATTCTCGATATCATCAAGGCGCGCCGCTCCAAGGTGCTCGGAGGCCGTGATGAAGAATGACATGAAACATGCCGCCAAGCGCGAGGTGCGCGTTTGGGTCGTGGCCGCCCTCATTCTTGGCGTCTGGATGGCCGCTGCCTGGATCGGTTAACAAAACAAAGGAAATACTGATGAAAATCTCAAAACGGGGTCTCCTGGAGGTCGCCGAACACGAAGGCATTGTGCCGGGGCCTTATTTTGATTCCCGGGGTATCTGGACATGGGGGATTGGCCACACAGCCGCGGCTGGCGCTCCGGATCCCGAAGCCATGGCGCGCGGCATGCCCGATAATGTGGATGCCGCGATCAATGGTGCGCTGAAGCAGTTTGACCGCGACCTCGATAATTACGAGCGCCGGGTCAATGCCGCGATCAAGGTGCCGCTTCAGCCCCACCAATTTGACGCGCTGGTCAGCTTTGATTTCAACACCGGCGGGATATTCAAGGCGCACCTCACGCAGAGGATTAACGCGGGCGATCCGGATGCCGCCGACAGCTTCATGGACTGGCTGAAACCGCCGGAAATTCGGGGGCGGCGCGTGGATGAGATGAACCTGTTTCAGACCGGCGATTACCGCGCCAATGGTGATGCGATCAAAGTCTGGCGGGTGGATAAAAAGGGCCACCTGCGCGGGCTTGATTGTGTGATGCACGGGGTTGATCTGTTGGCGATGATGCAGGCGCGCGCATGATCCGGTTTCTTATGGGCATCATTGGTCGGCCTGCCATGTTGGGATGGGCATTGGCTGGTGTCATGGCGCTGGTTGGCGGAGCGTACGCGCTTGGCCGTCAGCAGGGGGCCGCTGCCGCCAATGACAGGCTGGCAGTCGAACAAGCCCGTTTGCAAATACAGATGATCCGAGCAGCTGAAATTGCCTCGCGCAAGGAGGCCGCGCGCCTGGCCGCCGTAGCCAAGGCAGATAAACTTTCAAAGGAACTC